GCATCGAACTTCGATGAAGGCTTCGACGGGCGGGCCGACATCGTCGCCGCCTGGAGCCGAGGTCTCTCGCCCGATCCGGCGCTGACGGTTTCAGCCTGGGCGGATCGCTACCGGTTTCTTTCCTCGCGCGCGTCCTCCGAGGCCGGGCGCTACCGCACCGACCGGACCCCCTATATGCGCGGCGTCATGGATGCGCTGTCGCCCGGCAGTTCGGCCCGGCGGATCGTGTTCATGAAGGCGGCGCAGGTGGGTGCGACCGAGGCCGGCAACAACTGGATCGGCTATTGCATCCATCAGGCGCCGGGACCGTTTCTCGGCGTGCAGCCGACGACCGATCTCGCCAAGCGCCTGTCACAACAGCGCATCGAGCCGCTGATCGACGAAAGCCCGGAACTTCGGGCGCTGATCCTGCCGTCGCGCTCGCGCGATAGCGGCAACACGGTGCTCGCCAAGAAATTCGCAGGCGGGCAGCTCGTGCTGACCGGCGCCAATTCCGCCGTCGGCCTGCGCTCAATGCCGGCGCGCTACGTCTTCCTCGACGAGGTGGACGCCTATGAGGGCGACGTCGACGGCGAAGGCGATCCCGTGGCGCTCGCCATCGCCCGCACGCGCACCTTCGGACACCGCGCCAAGGTGTTTCTGGTCTCGACGCCGACGATCAAGGGCCTATCGCGGATCGAACGCGAATTCGAAGCAAGCGATCAGCGCCGCTTCTTCGTGCCCTGCCCTCATTGCGGGATGATGCAATGGTTGAAGTTCGAGCGGCTGAAATGGACCAGCGGCGAACCGGCGAGCGCCGCATATCACTGTGAGAGCTGTGATCAACCGATCGCGGAACACCACAAGACGGCGATGCTGTCGGCGGGCGAATGGCGCGCGACCGCCACGCCGGCTGATCCGCTTTGCGTGGGCTTCCATATCTCCGGGCTCTATTCGCCAGTCGGCTGGCTCGGCTGGGCCGATATCGCGCGGGAATGGGAAGCCGCTCAGGGCGATGATGCAGCACTCAAGGCCGCGAAAAACACCTTGCTCGGCGAGACGTGGCAGGAACGCGGCGAAGCGCCGGATTGGCAAAGGCTATATGAGCGGCGGGAAGATTTTGCACCCCTGGTTCCAGGCTGCGGCCTGATCCTCACAGCTGGTGCCGATGTTCAGCATGACCGGATCGAAGCTGATATCTGGGCCTGGGGCCGCAAGCTCACCAGCGCCCTCGTCGAGCACATTGTGCTCGAAGGCGACACCTCCCGCGAGGACGTCTGGGGAAAGCTTACAGCACTGCTCGGCCAGACATGGCGTCATGAAAGCGGCGCGCGGATGCGGATCGCCCGGCTGGCGATCGACTCAGGCGATGGGCGCAACACCGCTGCCGTCTATAGCTGGGTACGGCGCGCGGGTGCGGGGCAGGCTTTGGCAATCAAGGGTGTGGATGGGTTCGATAGGTCAACCCCTGTCGACGGCCCCACCTATGTCGATGTCAACGAGCATGGCCGCACGATCCGGCGCGGTGTGAAGCTCTGGAAGGTCTCGGTCGCCGTGTTCAAATCGGAGACCTATCGCTTTCTGCGGCTTGAGCGCCCAACGGATGAAGAACGTGCCGCGGACACGCCGTTTCCGGACGGCTTCGTGCACCTGCCGAAAAGCGTGACCGCCGAATGGGTGAAGCAGCTTGTTGCCGAACAGCTGGTGACGGTGCGTGACCGGCGCGGCTTCTCCAAACTCGAATGGCGGCAGATGCGCGAGCGCAACGAGGCGCTGGATTGCCGAGTCTATGCCCGCGCCGCCGCCTGGCTGCTCGGGATCGACCGATACGACGACGCCAAGTTCGAAGCGCTCGAAGAGGAGCTTCGGGTCGCGGCGGAAGAAGAAGCACGCCCGATTGAACAACGCGGGCTGAACACGCCCGCCGCGCCCGTGCGCCGTTCCGACTGGCTCGGGCGGCGCGACAAATGGTTCTAACAGCTTTTTGGAAACCCGATGCCCTGGACGCAAGCCGAACTCGATGCGCTGAAGCGCGCCTTCGCGGGCGGAACGCTGCGCGTGACCTATGATGGCAAGACCGTTGAATATGGCTCGGCGGACGATCTTCTGAAGCGCATCCGCATCATCGAGACCGAGATCGCCGCCACCTCCGGCAATCCGCGCCCCATCGCGGGATTCGCAAGCTTCGGCCGTGGTGATCGCTGATGCCCGCAAACTGGATCGATCGCGCCATCGCCAGCGTCGCACCCGGTGCTGCCCGCAAGCGGCTGATGGAACGGCAAGCCTTCGAGAAGCTGGCGCGCGCCTATGATGGCGCGGCAGTTGGACGTCGCACCGACAGCTGGCGCTCATCGTCCAGCTCCGCCGATGGCGAGATCGCGTCCAGCGCGGCAAGGCTGCGCGACCGTATGCGGGATCTAACCCGCAACAATCCACATGCGGCAAAAGCCGTGGCGGTATTGGTGAATAACATCGTCGGCGCCGGGATCAGGCCAAGGGCGGCGACCGGAACCGATGCGCTCGACGACCGGATCAACGGGCTTTGGGAAGCCTGGGCAGCAAAGTCTGACGCCGATGGCCTCGCCGATTTCCACGGGCTCACAACCCTTGCCGTTCGCGAGATGATCGAGGGCGGCGATGTTTTCCTTCGCCGCCGCATCCGCCGCGCCGAAGACAAGCTACCGGTGCCCTTGCAGCTTCAGCTGCTCGAAGCCGATCACCTCGACGATACCAGGATCGCAGCCCTTCCCGATGGCGGGCGGATCGTGCGCGGCATCGAATATGACGCAATCGGCCGCCGCCGCGCCTATTGGCTGTTTCCTGATCATCCTGGCGATACCAGCGTGCCGCTGTCGCGCAGCCTCACCTCGGCGCGCGTACCCGCTGATGGCATCGCCCATCTCTTCGAGCGCCAGCGCGTGCAAAGCCGCGGCGTGCCATGGGGTGCGCCGGCCATGCGGGCGCTGCGTGATCTTGATGATTGGACCCATGCCGAACTGGTGCGCAAGAAGACCGAAGCCTGCCTTGTGGGCGTGGTGCTCGGTGCCGATGAAGCTGATCAGGGCGTCGCGCCGACGGTCGTTGATGCCGAAGGCAGGACCATCGAGCAATTCGAGCCCGGCCTGATCGCCTATGCGCGGGGCGGCAAGGACATCAAGTTCAACCAGCCTGCATCAACCGCAGGTGTGTCGGAATGGCTGCGGGCGCAACTGCACATCATCGCCGCGGGATACCGCGTGCCGTATGAGCTGCTGACCGGCGATCTATCCCAAGTCAATTATTCAAGCCTGCGCGGCGGCCTTGTCGAGTTCCGGCGCATGGTCGATGCACTGCAATGGCAATTGGTGATCCCGGGCTTCTGCGAACCGGTCTGGCGCTGGTTCAGTGAGGCCGCGTGGGTGGCAGGTCTGATTCCCAGTCCAGTGGTCAAGGTCGAATGGCAACCGCCGCGCTTCGATGCCGTCGATCCCCTGAAGGACGCTCAGGCCGACCTTCTGATGCTGCGCTCCGGCACCATGACTCTCGCCCAGGCCATTGCCCGGCAGGGCTATGATCCAGTCTCGCAACTGAACGAAATCGCCGAACTGAACACGGCTCTCGACCGGCTCAAGATCGTGCTCGATAGCGATCCGCGCATGATGACCAAGGCGGGAACCGCACAGCCCGATCCGAACGCACCAGCCGGCGGCGCTCAACCGAAACCTGGCGACTGATCTTATTTGAGGATTCCATGAACCCTGCTCAACCGCGTTCGACTGACGCGACACCTCCGGCGCATGCGCTGCCGATGCAGACCAGGCTTGCGCCGGTTGCTGCAATCGCGGCGGATACACGCACCGTCGATGTCGTCTGGACCACGGGCGCCTCGGTGCGCCGCCGCCGTTGGTCGGGCTTCGATACCGCGATCGACTATGAGGAAATCCTCATGGTGTCGCGAGAGGCGGTTGATCTCTCGCGCCTTGAGGCGCACGCACCCGTCCTCGATAGCCATTCGCAAGGAACAACCCGCGCGATTGTGGGCGTGGTCGAACGCGCCTGGATCGAACAAGGCGAAGGCCGCACCGCCTTGCGCTTCCCGAAGCAGGGCGTCGACGAAGCGGTTGATCGGCTGTTCGCACTGGTGAGCGATGGGATCATCCGCAACATTTCTGTCGGTTATCGCATCGATAAGGTGCGGATCGAAAAGTCTGAGCGGGCCGGTGAACCCGAGCGCTGGTTCGTAGAACGCTGGACGCCGCATGAACTGTCCTTCGTGGCAATCGGTGCTGATCCCGGCGCGCAAGTCCGGGCGGCAGCCGATGCGCCAATCTTCCCCTTTGAACTGATCAATCCCAACACCCGAATGATGGAGACCGCCGCCATG